ATATTTAAATAAATTAAATTCTGTTTTTTAATTTATTTTTCAATTACTTATTTAGATAATAACCATTTTCTTTTCTTTTTTTGTAATATTTTTTAGCAAGTTCAGCACGTCGTTCTTTTGTTTTTTGATTATATTCGCGCATACGAGCATTTATTACATCTCTATTGTTTTCATTATAAATTTTTCTAACTTCTTTTTTATGATTTATTATTTGTTCTTTATTTTCTTCAAGATATTTTTGTCGTTCTGCTTTTCTTTCTATTTCGTTAAATTTTGAGTTTAATTGATTTACAACTCTTTTTCTATTTTCTCTAATCCGTTCTTTTTCAAAATCGAATGATGGAGAAATTGTATTTAAGTTAGCTTTTAAAGTGAAATACCAATAATTTTCACGCATTTGTGCTTCTATTTTTGAATTACATGGAAATTTCTCTATTTCGATAAAATCCCAGTTGTCAATCCCTCCATTGTTTCTAATAAATTCATAAACTTTTGTATTGTATGATTTACTATTTGGATTACAACATGCGTATTTATGTTCTATTTTTCGTTGTTTAAAATTAGTAGTATGTCCTACATAGCATTCTTTTATAGTTTCTGTTTTACAATAAATTTTATAAATGATAGTTTTAACATAATCAATCATTTATATATATGTAAATCTAATCTTTATATACTTTTTAATCTAACTTTATGTAATTTACAGCCATATTTTTACTCGAGCCCATAGCTTCCATATCGTCCTCTAATTTTTTATTCATCTTACTATTTTCAGCATACTTATCAGTTAAAAATGCGTGCCTCATACTGTTAACTCCGATTTTCTTGCCATCGAAAATACGATTCAATCTTTGATTAAGTTTTACAGCAGTTAGAGGATTCATATTGCTGTCAAACAAAAGATAATCAGTAGGATTGACTTTAATCCATTTATTGATGATGGTAGTTAATTCTCTTGGAATAGCGACCTCTTGCTTACCATAAGTTTTCGCAGTTTTATAAGAATTAAAAACAAACTTACCTTTTTCCATATAATTGTCCTTATCCTTGTCAACATTTCTAATTTTGAAATCCACATAATCTTTGCTTCTTCTAGGAGCAATCAAATTAAATAATGCTAAAATAATAAAGTTTTGAATCACTTGTAAATCTGCATTTGTGATACTATCTTTTTTGTAAATCATGTTAGCATTCTTTTTCAAGGAATTATACATACTTTCTACCTCTTGTTGAGTAACCCAATTAGCCTCTTGTTGAGGGCTCTTTTCTTGTTTAGAAATTTCCTTATTATAATCTCTGACATCTTCAAGCATTTGTTCTCTATATTTTTTATTATCAGTAATGATAACAAGAGCAGATAGGATTGTTTTACGTCTATTAGGAGGAAGTGTTTTAAGATGTTCTAAAATCTTATCAGCTTGATTAAATTTAGAGAAATCGATATCTCCGTCACCATATAGTTTTTTATACAAAGAACGGAGTATAGAAGTGTAAGTTGTCAAACTACTTTCGCTTAAGGAAGGTCTCTTGTCCTTGATATATTCTTTTAGGGAAGACATTATATAATTAAGTAATAATTTAATTTTAGTTAAATAACTTAATAAAAAATATAATTATAAAATATATGTCAGATATTTTGGATTTTCCAGATAACTTAATTCTTCAGTTGGAGAGAGATCGTCGCTCATATAAATGTTTTACAACAGATAAGAGGGATTATTTCAAAGTGATAAATGGTTTATATGAAAAGGATAGTGTAATAGATACTAGTTTTGTAAGTAAGAGAGATTTGAAACAATTAATGGTGGATAGTGTGATTAATGGTTATACTTTAAAGTTAAACTTGATATTTAAGGAAGGTTTTCATGGAGTAGTGAATGAGTTAGCAGCGGAAAGAAGACTACGTATAGCAGAACAAGAATTATTAACTAAAGATGAAGTAGCAGCTGAAATATTGAGTGATAGTGAAGATGAAAATGTAAAAGTGACTTATGAGGAAGAAATTCCTGAGAAATATTTTTAGTTATCAAATATATATTTTAAGTTAATAAGTATTTAAAGAAATGTCGTTTATAACATGTATAATGACGACTAAAAATTATTCCATATACAAGATATTTTGTAAGAGTCCAGAAGTGAAGGATATTTATGTTGGGTCAACCACTCAGTTGAATACAAGAATTAAGACACATAGAACTACATCGAACAATCCAAATAATCCGCATAGTGGTTATAAGTTATATAAAACCATTAAAGAAAATGGCGGTTGGGATAACTGGAATTATGAAGTTATAGAAGAGTTAGAAAATGTAGCAAAGATAGATGCCAGAAAGAAAGAAGAAGAATGGTCACAAAAATTAGGTGCTACATTAAATACTTGGAAAGCGTATCGTGATTTAACAACCGCAAAAACTTATTATGAAAGAGGTGGTGAGTGGTATAAGAAGAATCAAGAGCGTTCTCTCAATAGATACAAGAAGATGTGCGAAAGATTGGCGGAACTAGAAAAAGAAAACGCAGAAATGAAGGCAAAGTTAGATCAGATTAAAAATTTTATTTAATTTAAAAAAAAAATTGAAATACATAAATGACTTAATGATATCATCACAATACAAGTATGGAGACGACAATTAAAGTTAATGATATAATTTCATTCTCAATGCGTTACAGTGGTTGGGATAGATATGAATATTATAAGGTTATTAAAGTGTGTAGTAAGATATTAAAATTGAGAAAATTAAAAACTGAATTTAAAAAATGTGAATTGAGTGAAGACTTTTATGATTGGTATGATGAATATCCAACGGAGGAATTTGAGACTAATTGGGAAGATAAATATTATGAAAAGCAAATAAAAAAGACAGATGTAAAAAGTGATATGATAGGTAGAAAGTCTCATAAATTTTACGCATATCCGAATTAATTAATCAATAATTAAGGAAATACTTAACAAAATACTTAAAAATCATATAATAATATGAAAATTAATCAAAAAATGATATAAAAACTAAATTAAAAATTTTTAATTTAGTTTTTATATCATTTTTTGATTAATAATTAGTTAAATTAATCAATTATTAATCATTTTCTCATTTAAATACTTAATTATTATATTAATAATAGCACCAAACGACTAAATATTATATTTTTAATTTTTCATTATACAAATCATCAAAGGTTTAATATATCCAATTTTTGTTTCATCATCTTCAGTGCCGTCATCTTTTCCAAAACGGAAACCCTTAACACCTTTCCTCAAAAATCGAATCTCAACATTATCCTTTTTATAAAAATGTTCGTGAAAATATTTAGTGTGGGTAGATGCTGGTAATAAAAAAACAAATGTTCCTTTGGATTGTGACGCTTTCTCAACAAATTTTCCAATTTTGCCGTCAAACAAAGGGTGTATATAGGCGACCTCTCCATTCCAATCTTGAGTTAAAGCGTTGATTTCTTTTGTGTAATATCTTGGTAATAAATGGTTGTCATCACTCGCACAAATATCAATTGTAAAATCAAATTCATTGGTTAAATCTTCCCAAATATCTTTTGGTGTCCGTAAGTATTCCATCTTCTTGCTACAAGAAAATGATAATGTTTGTTTCGATATATTCTCTTTCATTATATAAGATTTGTATATATTATATTTTGCTAATATATACTAATACCCAAAGAAATCTAATATAGAATAAATAGCACCAAACGACTAATCCTCCAAAATAATGAGCTTCTTTTTCTTACGTCGCATGCCAACACCTACGGCTGGCTCTTCTTTGATTTCTTCTTGTTGTTGTTGTTGTTGTTGTTGTTGGTATTGTTGTTGTAATTGTATAAATTGTGCTTCAATCTGGTCTGGTGCTATCTGATCATTACGACGCAACCTTTCTACTAATCGCATTAATCCATCGTATCCAACCTTCGCAAGCATTAAAGATAATGGAATTCCTAAAAGGGAACTCACCACTCCAATTAACAAAGAGTCGCCTGGGCTTAATGACCCACCAACCATTCCATTTCCTGATGATTTTGGCGCAGACATACCAGCCTTTAATTGTGATGCTCCTAACTTTCCTATTTCACCAGAAATCGCACCTAACATTTTATCCTTTTGTCTCGCTCTTGGATCGGCTCCCTTTTTTGCTACCATCTCTTGCCATAACATATCCGCTCCTTTTGTCGATGCCATCGCACCTAATGGACCACCTAGCAACAAGCCTGTAGTTCCAGCCGCACCATAATATAATGGAAGCCCTGCTGTTGTTACTGCTGGCAAAAGGTTCTCATTTGTAAGTTGACCAGATTGAACCATTAGGTCTCTAGTTCCTTTATTCTCTATAGCATATGCCATCGGATTCAATG